TTTAACCGTATCAAATAATATTATAGAGGGCAAAGAATACACAATAAAAGCAACTCACGTTAATAACGTTCAAAACTGGAACTTTTTAAACGCTTGGGGGCAAATTACAATAGAGCCAAAAGAAAGCCAGCCGAGATATTTGGTAAGCAACGAAATTGACGCAGACGTTAATAATAATCTTTTAATACCTAACCAATATAAAAGGGTTAATATGACTTTAACAGCTCCAGACACTATCGTTTTAGAGTGTGATTTAGATGTTAATTTATTAAGTCAAGATGAGTATTGTATAACTTCAAAAATAAGTCAAGACGGAACAAATAATAACCCTATATTTGTAAATAAATTAACAGAAAATAATTTGGAAAAAATAACGGAAGATAATACAAACGTAAAAATTAAGGAATAATGGGAGAAAAAATAAGTGATTACATAAATAGCGCAAGCTCAAATCCAAATACAGCGAGTTTATTAGATTTATCGGAGTTTGACGGTTCAAGCTATGAGAGTGTAAAGTGGCAAATAAGCGACTTTTTAACTTGGTTACAAAACAACGTAACATTTAGCGAAGTATATACTTTTTATAATAATTCTGGAGCAACTATTGAAAAGGGAACGCCAGTATTAATTGATAGTATTCAAGGCGGTATTGTGGCAATAAATGACTATTCAATAAAGCCAAATAATACAACGTCTAAAATATTTGTAGCAAAAGAGCAAATTTTGAACGGTGCAAACGGTGTATTTTTTCAATCTGGTTTAATTGATAACATAGATACAAGCCTTTATTCAGTTGGTGCGACTTTATATTTTAACTATACTTCTGGAACTATTACAAATGTTTACGGAAGTGATATTATTTATTTAGGTATTGTTATAACAAGCGCAGTAAGTGGAAGTATTTTTGTAGCTCCAGAACAAGCTCAAAATGTAGTTTCTAATATTTATAACGATAACGGAACTTTAAGCGGTAACAGAATAATGGACGGCGCAAATAATGAGCTTCTTTTTCAATCAATGGGGAAGTTTTCCGTTCATTCACACGCTAATAACGTTGATAATATTGTTTTTGAAGTTAGAAGTCAAGCGGGCTTTGAAAGTTTTACAATAAGAGACCACAATACTGGAGACCATTTATTTTGTATTGAAAACGGTAAGGTTGAAATAAATAATGAATATTTTTTACCAAATGTTGACGGCTCGGCTAATAGAGTAGTAAAAACAGACGGAGCTGGACAATGGGGCTACGGTGTTATTCAAGACAACGGAACAACGGCTGGAATAAATAGTACGCCCTCAAACGGCGTAACTTTTAATATTGAAGATAATGCAGAAAGAGTTGCTTTAAGAGGTTTTACTGATTCTATACAATCTTCGCCCTCAACTTCATCAATAGGTGTAAATGGAGTCGCTTTTGCATCACAAAATAGCTCAAATGCATTTAGTAATGTTGGTGTTCAAGGTGTAGCTGGATATCACGAAACTGAAAATGTTGGAGTTTTTGGTAGCTCAACAATTACAAGCCCTACAGCTAAACATATTGGCGTTTATGGGCAGGCTTTAAATGGGTTTACGAATTATTGTTTTAAAGGTGTTGACGGAACGCAAGCAGTAGGTAGATTTTTAAAATGTTTAACTATTTTTGGCGAAGCAAATTGGTCAGATATAGCAATTTCAGACGTTTCAAATTTACAAACAGAAATAGACACTAAAACTGATAAATTAATTACAGAAAACGCCCAAACTGGAACGAGTTACACGCTTGTTTTGAGTGACGCTGATAAATTAGTTACTATGAATAACGCAAGCGCAAACACGTTGACAATTCCGACTAATTCAGTTGTTGCTTTTCCTATCGGAACACAAATTTTAATTTCTCAATCTGGAGCTGGAGTTACAACGATTCAAGGAGATCCAGGTGTAACAATTCAATCGTTCAATTCTTTAGTGTCAACGGCTGGACAATATGCAACTGTATCATTAATTAAAAAAGGAACAGATACTTGGTTATTAACTGGAAATTTAGCTTAATATGATTCTTTCAACTCATGGCATTTTAGACAGTATTCAAAGAGGTGGTTGTGCGCCTATTGTTGGAACTGACGCCACAATTATAAATGGAACTGGCTCTGTTTTGAGTTATGTCCCTTATAGTGGTTATTACAATTATTCTTTAGGTGTTTGGTTAATGACAGCTTCGGAGCTTGGAAGTGCAAAGCAATTCACAGGACTACAACTTTCAAAAGCCTATACAGAACCGTCTGGAATTACACAATTAAACCAAACTATAAAAATTTATCACACTACAGCGACGGAGTTACCCAGCACGATAAACACGAGCGGAACGTTTGGGAGCAGTTTAACGCTTAACGGAGTAAATGCTTTTTTACCAGTTTCAGATGAAACAACGGTTTTAAATAGCAGTTGGTATCAAACAGCTTCGGCTGGCTGGAAAAACTTAAATTTCAGCACAAATTTTTGTTATAATGGAACGGATAACGTTGTTGTAATGTGGGTAAACAATGACGGAGCTTATGATCCAAGTAACTATCCTTTTTGGGACACTGACAGCACAAGCGCAAGCACAAATAAAGGAGGCTGGCAATACTCTGACACAGTTAAACCAACAAGTTTAAGCAGAAGTAACCAACGCCCACATTTAAAACTAAATTATTAATATTATGGCAGACTTTAACGCTTTAGAAATGGAATTAAATACAAAAGGTACAAAGGTTGTTTATGAAGTTAAACATAATGAGCAAGTTTTAAATTTTATTTATGAAGAAGTAAGCGAAACAAAGGCACAAATGGACGCAATAGTTGAAAGCTATTTAAATAACTTTGTAATAAGCTCAACGCTTGAGAATTTTACTTATAAGGGTAACGCAATAATTGAAAATGCAATAATTTAAAAAATGGACTTATTCAATAGGACGAAAAAATGTTATAAGGTTGTAAAATTACCGAAAACTTTAGCAAGTGAAACGTACGGTTTAAAGGGCTGTTGTGAGCGCTTTCTTGTGTTGGCTGGTGGGAGTAATGACTGGCAAAATGACAAAACGAGTGCTTTTATAAAACTTTCTTTACTTTCGGATAATTGTACAATCGTATTAAAAAATGATTCTGGAGCTAACGCAATTTATCAGCCTAACCTTGTAAAGTTTCCAAATGATGAGCTTGGATATTACGCAACGATTGACTGGAAAAGCGTTTTGTTATCCGACGGCGTTGGCTGTTATAAAATAGAAGTAAATTACAATATTTCTGGAGCAACTGGGACTATTAACTGGGGCGAATATGAGCTAAAACAATACAGCCCAGAAAACGCAAAAGGAACGGTAAGATTAAAGGCTATATTTAACCAATATAATTTAATTGATGATATTAATATGACTGGCTCTAATATGGTTGATACGTTGCGATTTAATGGTTACTTTGGTAATAGACAGCCGAATACTGAAATAGACAACTTGATTTATCAAAATAGAACAATTTATAACGTCCAAAGGGAAAATATAAATTCGTACACTTTAGAGAGCGACCAATTAACGGTTAACTATACTCGAAAAATGTTAGATTTGTTTTTCATTTCGGAAAGCGATTTATATATTTCGGATCATACTCCAGACAATCATACAAGCGAATATAAAAATACTCCAGTTTCAGTAAATGAGAGCGCAGAGCTTGAATATTACAAAGAGAGCAAACTCGCAAAAGTTAAAATAAATTTATTTGATAAAAAGAGAAGCCAATTAACTAAATTTATGTAACTTCGTTAAAGTTTTGTTTTTACGCAAATTTATTTTTGTTTTATTATTACTAAGGGCGGTATTTTACCGCTCTTTTTTTTTACCTTTGAAATATGAAAACACGCTTTTATAAAGGTCAAATAATAGACGGTAAAAAATTAATATGTTATACAACGAATTGCGCAAGGTCGGAGTATTATTTAACTTTTGAAGATAAAAGCAGAAAACTAATAAATTTTAAAAAATGAAAAGTTGGCTTTTAAGTTTTAGTAAATATTTTGTGATAGGTTTAACGGCTTTTTTTACGCCTATTTATTACGATATTGTTTTTGTATGTATTTTAGTTTTCGCAGACACAACGACTGGAGTTATGAAAGCTGGGAAAAAAGATATATCAAATATTTGGAGCAAAAAAATGTTTGCTTTTGTGCCTAAATTAATTTTTTATTTTGTTTTAATTATTTCAGCTCAAGCTTGCGCTTTGTATGTAGAGCCAAAAATTCCATTTACAAAGCTTGCTCTGGTTGGGGTTGCTTTTATTGAAATAAAGTCTATTGATGAAAATTTTAAGGAATTATTCGGCTTTTCATTCATCAATAAAGTTTTAGAAGCTGTCAAATCAATTAACCAAATTAAACGATGAAATTAAAAGAGCTAACTATCTTAATAATGTTGGGAATAATATTATATTTATTCGTACAAAAAACGCCAAAATTCGAGCCCCAAAAAATAAAGTATTTAACCAAATACGAAAAACAAATTGACACTATTACCAAAGAAATAGTTAAAATAAGATCAATTAAAAAGCCTTATTTCGACACTATTGTAATATATAAAGAGAAAATAATTGAAGCAAGGCAAAACAAAGACACGATTAATTTAATAGCTTTTCAAGATAGCGTAATAAAAAAACAAGACATTTATATTTTATTTCAAGATACTTTAATAAATAAATCTGATAGCATTATTTCGCTCCAGAACAAAGAAAAAACAGAATTAAAGGAAACTATTAGTAATTTAGAAAAAGACGCTCAAAAGCAAAAAAAACGTAATAGAATTAAATCGTTTGTGGCTGGAGCTGGTTTACTTACACTTTTAATTTTAAAATAAAATGAAAACAAGCGAAAACGGAAAAAATTTAATAAAACGTTTTGAGGGTTGCAGATTAGACGCTTATAAATGTTCGGCTGGAGTTTGGACAATAGGCTACGGTAATACATTTTACGAAAATGGGGACAAGGTCCAGCCAAACGATGTTATAACATTGCAAAGAGCGGAGGAGCTTTTTAATTTGCTTTTGCCTAAATACGAAAGAATAGTAAATATTAAGTTAAAGAAAAAAGTTAACCAAAATCAATTTGACGCTTTAGTTTCTCACACTTATAACACTGGAGGAAGCTCGACTTTATTTAGGTTAATAAACGAAAATTCAAAAAACGAATTTATAAAAAAGTGGTTTTTAACAAAATATGTAACAGCCAACGGAATAGTTTTAAAAGGGCTTCAAAATAGGCGAAAAGCTGAATGCGATCTATATTTTTCATAATTTTTTTTAAATTATAACCTACTGAATAATAGCGATTTATAAAAAAGTCGCTATTTTTTTTTAATTTTTTTTAAAAAAGTATTGTTTTATAATATTTTTATAATAAATTTGTAACAAGTTTGTAACAAGTTAATAATAAAAAAAATAAAAATGATGTTCGAAAACTACAAAGCAACAGACAAAAAAGTAACTTTTTCAAATGGTAAAACATTTCAAGTTTATGAAAAAGAAACAAAAAAAGGAGTTAGATATTTTTACTTTTCAAGATTTGGAGGAAGATTTTTTCCAGTTTCAAAAAAAGAAATTTATTAATTAACCAACCTAACCACAAAACAAAATAGTAACTAAAAACAAAAAAAAATGATAGTATTAAAAAAACAAAGCTTAATTAATTCATACGATTATTTTAGCAGAAACGGACACTTTAATCTGGAGCTATTTATAAAACTTTTAACAGCTAAAGGAATAAACCCAGAAGAACAAATTGAAGTAATTAAAAGATCTAAAAACATAAAAACTAAATAAGATGAACAAGGAAACAAAACAAGAGTTAATTAAAATATTAACAGCACAAAATTACATTTTAGAGGCAGATTTAAACAAAAGCGAAAAGATGTGGGAAAATGGCGAGGAAAGAGCCAAAATAATCGGTTATTTGCAAGGGGCTTTAAAAACGTCAATTATTTATAATAACGAATTATTGGATAGGTTAAAATGATAACATTTTTAGAATATTTTGAGCAAAAAGTAAAAGAGGCACAAGAAAAAAACGTGCCTCTTGATGTAAAAAAAATTGAAAAAAATTATAATAAGTATAAAAAGAGCGTTGAAACAAGAAATAAAGACTTATTTAAAAAGCAAAAGCCAAACCACTATTTAACCAAAACAGAAGCTTACTACACAGAGGAGGAAATGATTAAAGGATATAAAGCCCCAAGACGCTGGGAGCTTTCAGAAGAGGAGCTATTAATTTATAATAATTTATAAAATGATTAAAGGACACGAAAAGGAAACCTACGAGCTAACAAAAGAGGAGCTTTCGCTGGCTAAAACTTTAATAAAACACTTTGAAGCCAAAACAAAAGAAAACCCAGTAAAAGCCGTTGATATAGTTGAGGGCGTTAATAGAACTTATAAACTTGAAAAAAAGTTTACTGACGTAAGATTAAGAAAAATTATTAATTATTATCGAGTTAACGCAATTTTGCCTATAATGTCAAACTCTAAAGGCTATTATGTTACAGACGATCTAAGCGAAATAAATAATATGATTGAAAGCCTGGAGCAACGAGCTTTTTCGATTTTTAATTCGGCAAATGGTTTGAGAAAATTTTTGAAATGATTTTTGTTAAAAAGTGATAAAATGAAAGTAACAGATAAAATAACAATTACAAACGAGGATAACATGGAGTTAATGGCACGTTATCCTGATAACTATTTTGATTTAGCAATAGTTGACCCTCCTTATGGGATTAATGTTAACGTTTCAATGGGTAGAAGAAAAGGCGATAAAAAAAGTAATTATCATAAATTTGCTGGTAACGATAGTTCAACCCCTAAACAAGAATATTTTGAAGAATTATTTAGAGTTAGTAAAAACCAAATAATTTGGGGAGGTAATTATATGACTGATTTTTTAAAGCCTTCTCCTTGTTGGTTATTATGGGATAAGGGATTTAGTGAAGATGTGACTTTTGCTCAGTTTGAAATGGCATGGACTTCTTTTGATACAAGTGCTAAAAAATATGATAAACACCCTAATCAATTAAATAGAATCCATCCAACACAAAAACCTGTAGCACTTTATAAATGGCTTTTAGATAAATACGCAAAGCAAGGAGATAAAATATTAGATACACATTTAGGAAGTGGCTCTATTGCAATAGCTTGTCATGATTATGGCTTTGATTTAACAGCTTGCGAGTTGGACAAAGAGTATTACTACAAAGCAATAGAAAGAATTAAAAACCACGTTTCACAACAAAAACTATTTTAATAAATAATAAATAATTTATATATTTGCACCGCTCTCACAAAAAAAGGTATTTATAAAGCCGTTCAATTTTAGCGAGGTGAGAGCCGTTAATTTTGGGCGGTTTTTTTTTTAAATAATATGCGAAATTCAATAGTATTTTATAGAAGCTTTTACGAAAGCATTAAAGAACTTCCAAAGGAAGCCCAAGCTGATATTTATGAGGCTATTTTTAACTATTCTTTTAATGATGAGTTAACGGAGTTAAATGGTATTTCAAAGGCTATTTTTACATTAATTAAGCCACAGCTTGACGCTAATAGAACAAAGTACGAAAACGGTCAAAAAGGAGGGCGACCAAAAAAAGAAAATAACCTAAACGAAACCGAAAAAAAACCTAAAAATAACCTAAACGAAACCAAAACAAAAGCTAATGTAAATGATAATGATAATGATAATGATAATGATAATGATAATGTAAATGATACTTTTAAAAAAAGTAAACAAAAAAAGGAAAGTATTGAAGTAGTTTATCCAGATGAGTTTAACAATGATGAATTTAAAAAAGCGTGGAGCGAGTGGAAAGAGTACAAAGCCACAGAACATAAATTTAAATATAAATCTATAATTACGGAAGCTAAAACGATAAACCAGCTTTTAAATGATAGCGGTAAAAATTGTAATATTGCGATTAAAATGATTAACGATAGCATAAGCAAAAACTGGAAAGGAATTTATCAAAGTAATAATTTAAAAATAAATCAAAATGAAAAACGAACTACAAGCAAGCCAACAAGAGACGAACAACAACAAAATTATATTAAGTCACTACTCAACGGAGATTAATAAGCAGTTGACTTTAAAAGGGCACGACAGCGAAGTTATAAAGATGAGTAAAGAAATGTTTTTAAATAGTGATCCAGCTTTAAATAATAACGGAAAAGTGGGCGTTTTATTAATAGAGCTTTGCGAGGTCTTTTTGGGGGTACGTCCAGAGAACACAAAAACAAACGTATATAAATACGCCACAGAGCGTTTAATTGAGTTGTTTAATGGTATTACACTAAAAGACATAGAAAACGCTTTTAAAACGTTTAAAAAGGGCGAAAAAACATATTTTAGTTTAACAGTTGACGAAATAATAAATATAATTTCGATTTATTGGAGAAAAAAGCAAGCCGTTAAATATGAAATAAATGAAATTGAATTAAAGCGAGAGCAAGAACTTCAAAGAGAACGAGAAGCAAAAGAATTTAAACGTAATTCAATTATAAAATATAAAGAAGCTTTAAAAGATTATAGTATTGAATTAGATGAGTTTGAAAGTTATACAATTGCTAAAAAATTAGCCGAAAAAATACACCCAGATATTAAAAAAGATTTATTTGAAAAGGCTAAAAAAATACACGCTGAAAAGTCAAAAGATGAAAACGTTTTTAATATTGTACCGTCTGAAAATTATATTTATGCTAAAATGATAGTAAAATATTCAATAAATAAAAAAATTAAATATGATGAGTAAATTACACATTTTTTTTCGTGAAATTGACAAGCTTTTTAATTTGGAAAAAGGAACAGCAAAAGAACAAATTAAAAAACATTTAAAAATTGAAAGCGTTACTGAATTAGATCACGAACAAATGAGTTATTTATTGCGCTATTGTGATAACATTTTATTATTAAATAATATTGATATAGATGAAGCCAAAAAAGTGTAAGGTTTGTAAAAATGAATTTAAACCCTCAAAGCCCTTGCAAGTTGTATGTTCGTGGGTTTGCGGTCAAAAATACGCCCAAAAATTAAGGGATAAAAAACAAGCTCAAGAAAAAAAAGAAAGCAAAGAGCGATTAAAAAAAATGTCAATAGACGCACACAGCCAAAAGCACAAAAACACGCTCCAGAACGAAATAAATAAGCTCGCAAGAATGATTGATTTACATTGCGGACATATTAGTTGTATAGACTGCGGAAAAGAGCTTGAACAAAACAAACAAATAGACGGCTCACACTTTCATAACGTGCAAGGGAATGAGCAAATAAGATTTAATTTGCACAATATACACTCCAGCCGTTCAGAATGTAACCAATTTTATGGAGGAAAAAAAGACGGTTATAAAGAGGGGATAATTCAAAGATACGGATATGAATACCTGGATCAAATGGAAAACCTTAAAACCGATTTTAAAATGCTTAAATTACAAAATAAAGAAATTTTTGAGGCTATCCCAGTAGTTAGAAAATTACAGCGTGATCTCCCAACGTTTACAAGTAAAGACGGTATTTTTTTAAGGAACTTTTTTAATAAGATTATAGGCTTTTATTAAAAAAAATAAAAAAAAATCATTTTGTTATTGTTTTATAACATTTTTATTATATCTTTGTAACAAGTTAATAATAAAACACAAAAATAAAACAAAATGAAAGCAATAGATTTACAGGAAAAAATGAATATGTATTTAGCTAAAAAAAATTATCGTTTAGCTTATAAATCATTCTTAAAAATGAATGAATTAAGATTAAGCGAGGGCTTAACATTTTTATCAATGCCTAATTTACAGTCAAAATTTGAAAAGTAACAATTAAATAAAAATAAGATGAGTAAAAAAATGATTTACGAATTTACAGAAATTCAAGAAAAGCAAATGCAACAAATTAGAAAAATCGGAATTTTAAACGATAGGGACGTTTCTAACAAAGAGAAAATAATAACGTTGGCTCTGGAGCTTGCGACAAAACAAATAAGTAAATAATCAAATAAAAATAAAACAAAATGGAAAAGTTAGTAAAAATTCAAAACGAATTAAAAGCACCAAAAAATCAATTTAACTCTTTTGGTAAGTATAAATACAGAAGCTGTGAAGATATTCTGGAAGCTTTAAAACCTTTATTATTAAAATATAATTGTTCCTTGGTTATTAATGACGAAATAAAAGAAATTGGAAGTATTTTATTTGTTGAAGCTACGGCTGTTTTTTTTGATAATGAAAACGCAAAAGAAATAAAAATAAAAGCTCAAGCTGGTATTGATCCAAATAAAAAAGGTATGGATATTAGTCAATGTTTTGGAAGCTCAAGCTCTTATGCTCGTAAATATGCTTTAAATGGCTTATTTTTAATAGATGATACAAAGGACGCAGACGCAACTAATACTCACGATAAAAAGCCACTTGAAACCAAAGCAAAACCAAAGGCAAACCAAACAGAAAGCGACAGCTTGCAAATATTATCAAATGAGAATATTGAATACGCTATTCAAAACGGTTTAGCTGACAAAACTCTTAAACTAATTGGAGTAAAATATTACGCAAGCAAAGAACAAAAAGAAAAATTACAAAACGCAATTAAATAAAAATTAAAAAACAGTGTATTTATAATAATATTATAATATATTTGTAATAAATTAATAATAAAACAAAATGAAAAATTTAAAATTTAGATGTTCGTCACTTTCAGAAATAGCTAATGTAAAAATTGGCTTAACTGATAAACAAGATCAAGAGCTTGAAACGTTAAAAGCAAAAGAAAAGTTAACAGCAATTCAAAGCAATAAATTAAAGGAGCTTGAGGAAAAGAAAACAAAAGCCCCAGATTTAACAGCTGGGGGCAAAACTTTTGTTGAAAGTCTTGTAAAGCAAAAAATTTATAAATACGAGGACTTTTTTACCTCAAAATATACGGATAAGGGAACAAGACAAGAAGAAACGGCTATTGATCTTTTAAATTTATTCAGAGAAACAAATTACCAAAAAAATTCAATTCATTTTAAAAACGATTTTATAACTGGAACGCCGGATATTATTACAAGCGAAAAAATAATTGATATTAAATGTAGCTGGAGCAAAAAAACGTTTCCAATTTTTGAAAATGAAGCTTATAATGTAGCTTATGAGTGGCAAATGCGTGGTTATATGGCTTTGACTGAAATAGAGGAAGCGGAAGTAATTTATTGCTTAGTAGATACTCCAGATGATTTAATAGGTTTTGAACCTTTAGACTTGCACAAAATGGAAGATATACCGTTAAATTTAAGGTTTACTTCAATAAAATTTAAGCGAAACCTTGAGCTTGAGAAACAAATTTATAAAATGGTTGAAGTTGCGAGAGCTTACGCCAGCGAGTACGAAAATAAAATAATATTCAAATAATGAAAAATAATACAATTAAAAGTTTAATTATAATTTTTTCAATTTTAATCTGGTTAATTATTCTTTTTAGTTGTATTAATTCAAGAGACGTGATTAACCAATATCAAAGGGGAGGCGTTCAACCTTGCGGAGTTTGTAAAAAAAAATAAAAAATAGAATAAAATGGAAGTAATAGGAAAAATTAAAGTAATTAACGATACTATAAAAGTAAGCGAAAAGTTTAGCAAAAGAGAGTTTGTTATAACAACAGAGGATTTATACCCTCAAGACGTACAATTTCAATTAACTCAAGATAAATGCACGTTGTTAGATATGTTTAAAACTGGCGACAATGTAAAAGTTTCGTTTAATTTACGAGGGCGTGAGTGGATCAGTCCACAAGGAGAAATAAAATATTTTAATACTCTGGAGGTTTGGAAAATATTTAAAGAAGATACTATTGAACAAAAGCCAAAACTTGGTGGAATAGAACAAAATTTTGTTGAGGAACATTTAAACGATTTAGTAAACGAACAAGAGGACGATTTGCCATTTTAAAAAAAAATAATAACGCCCTACTGAATGAATATTAACATATTTATTAAACGCTTAAACGGTAGGGTTTTTTAAAGTACAAATATGAACATTAAAGGTTTTTGTTAATCATATATTTAATAAAGTGATAGACAAAGATGTTATTAAATTTAAAAATAAAATAAATATAAAAATGAAAAATAAAATAATTAGAGGAATAGCTGGGCTAATGTTAGCCCCTATTTTTTTCGCTTTATACATAAGCGACAGAGCGACAAGCTCAATAAACCCCTTTATAACTTTAAAAGGCTTAAAAGAATGGATAAACGAGCCAAAAGAGGTAATTTATTCAATATTTCGTACTTTAGTAAATAGTATAATAATGTTTATAATTTGGTTAATAATATGAAACATCACGACGCAAAAGAGCTATTTAATAAAGCCAAAAATTTAATAAAAGAAAAACAACTTTATTTTATCGAGGACGTAGTGGCTTATTTACCAATTTCAAAAGCAACCTTTTACTCTTATTTTCCTTTAAATTCATACGAATTAAACGAGCTAAAAGATGAGCTTGAAATAAATCGTGTGAGTTTAAAAATTTCGATGAGGTCTAAATGGTATAAATCAAACAGCCCAGC